ACGTGCTGAAATATTATTTGGTGGAGAAGAATTTCCTGTTACCCCAACACGAAATACAAGAGGTGGTGTAAATGGAGATGGTGTAGTTGATTATGCTTTTTTTGTTCATGAGGGTATTAGTCCTTCAGGGCATGGTGCATCTTCAGGTGTAAAATTTCTTGAACGTGCAGTTATAACTACTAAATCACAAGTTAAAGATTTAATAGCAAATAAATTAAAGAGTGCTATTAAATCACAAAATAAACGGAGGAAATAAATGGCTCAATCTAATGTACCAACTGTAGATGTTAAAGACCTTTTAGTAGCTGCTGGTATTGGTGCGTTTGGTGGAACTGCTGATTGGGCAATTTATATTGGAAATGAACCTGATGAACCTAATAATGTCATTACTTTGTTTGATACTCCCGGTCCTGCATCGAATCCTAAATTCAGATTAGATGAACCAAGATTTCAAATAAGAGTTCGTTCACATAGTTATAATACAGGTCATTTAAAAGCTGAAGAGGTTAAGGCTCAGTTACTAGGATTGCCTAGTCAAACATTTAATGGTACAAGATATGTCGGTATATGGGTAGTTTTAGAAACTACCTTTCTTAAGGCAGATGGTGAAGGTAGGTCTGTTTTTGTTACAACGTATAGAATTATAAGAGAACCGAATGAAATTGTTGGTGATCATCGTGTGCCTTTATAGGAGATTTTAACAATGGCAACAACTGCGAAAGAAGTTCAAGTTAGTATTGATGCTGGAGTCACATGGTTTCTTTTACCGGGTGGTACTGGTGAATGGAATGATGAAGGTGAACAGATAACAGATACTATCTTTGGTCAAACTTTTCAATCAACTCAACCGGGTCTAATTACTTGGACCTCTAATGCTAACGCTTTGTATAAAGGTTTTGCTGGATATGTTGCTAGTTTAAAACAATCTGGTACAGCACTTGTTATGACGGCAGAATCTATGACAGTTGTATCTGGTAAGACTTACCAGATTGATGACGCAGCTCGTCAAATCATTGATTGGACACAGACTGTAGTGGTTGATGATACTGCTTCACCTGTGGCTGCTGCTGATATTGAATCTATTGATCATATGTTTGGTACAGTTACTTTTGTTTCAACATTTACACCATCTGGTGCTATTACGATGGATGCATTTTATTTACCAATGACAGAAATTGGTAAAGCTAGTAGCTTCACACTTACTCAGACTGCTGAAACTATTGATGAAACAGATTTTGAAACCGCTAATACTAATTCAGGGTATAGAGTATTCAATCCTGGTTTACGTACTGTTGCACTTGAATTAGGTGGTTTTTACGATGCTACTAGTGCTTTTTGGACCATACTTGAAGGTAGAAATGATATTGTTATTCAAATCAATCCTGATGGTAGTGATCTTAGTGTAGCACGTGGTGTTTTCAAATTGGTTACACGTACTCAAAGTGGTGATGTTGGTGCTCTTGAAGAAGAGTCACGTACATTTAATTTGTCAGTTCCTATTAGTGATACGGCGTTAGGTCCAGCTCTTACAACTATTTTTAGTTGGGAACATGCTTCTACTACTACTTTGTCACAAGGTATCCAAAACGTACTTACGAATTGGTTAAGTCAAACTAATATACGTGTACGTTATCTACCTGATGGTCTTCCTGCTATTGGTTTCGATGGTACGGCTGTTATAACGGACGTATCACTTAGTAGTGGGCTTGATGCTATGAATGAATTTACTGCTAATTTCCAAGGTACAGGATTGCCAACACGTATAGTTGAATCTGCTTAATGTAGCAACTTAGGAAGGACTAAATTATGAAAAATGATGTAAGTAGGAATACCATTAGGGCGGCTATCCTTAATGCAAAGAATACAGAGAGGAAATCTAAAATTGTTGATTTTTTTGGTCAAGCTATTGAGGTTAAGCAACCTACAATTGGTCAATTAAATGCAATGTCTGAGGATGAAAAAACACCAACACTTGTAACTCTTTTGTTGGAATATTGTTATGTTCCTGGAACAAAAGATAAAGTTTTTGATGAAGCTGATAAGAGTGAATTATTACAGTTGCCTACTGGTGAGTGGTTAGGTCAGTTCAATAAAGCTTTAGAGGAGCTTACGGGTGTTAATGTTGAGGTAGCGGAAAAAAACTAAAGCGGGACGGCAACAGAATGGTCGTCCTTTTCATAGCTGAAACTTTAGGTAAATTTCCAAGTGAGGTAGAGGCTTTATATACATCAAGTGACCTAGCGGAGTTTTTAGCCTATAAGAAAATTGTAGCTGATGAAAAAGATAAAGAATATAAAAGGCAGGAACTGTTAAGAAAAAGGTGACGGTGTTTAGGAGCTTAGTACGTCATGGCTGAGAAAGTTACTATTGCTGATCTTGAAGTACGCATAGGTGCTAATACTCAAGCCCTTAATGCTATTCCGTCTGTTCTTACCAATCTTGATAAAACTATAAAGTCTCTTAATCAAACTGTTAAGAGTCTTGCTACAACTATGGAAAGTAGTTTTTCTAAATCACAAAAATCTACTTCGAATAGTATTAGACGTACAAATCAGTCTATTAATTCACAACAAAAATTATTAAATAGACAAAAAACTCTTCTTATTCAAGCAAAGCAAAAACAACTTGATCTTAATGCTGCTATTAAGAAGGCTGGTGGTCCAGAATTAGGACAAAGGCTTGGTAATACTACTAATGCATATAAAGCATTAAACAATACTATTAAGAAGGGTGTTAAAGATACTACTCAATTAGCACAAGCTAATGCACGATTTAATTCTTCTTTAGCTACTGTTAAACGATCATTAAACAATACGGCACAAGCACAAAAAACTGCAAATAATGCAACTAAAGAAACTGTAGTAAATATACAAAGATTAGAAAAGGCTTCTTCACAAGCTAGTATAAAAGTTGCGGACGTAACACAACAACTTGGTAAAACAAAAAAAGGTCAAGCAGCCGCTAAAGAATTAGCAAGAGAATTTGCTGCACTTGATAGAGTTTTAAAGAAACTTAATCCTACAACAAATGAAGTATCTAAAGCACAAAATAAATTTTCTGAATCTCTTGCAAAAACCAGAAGGCAAACACGTAGTAGTACACGTGGTATAACAGAACTTTCAAAATCAATTCAAATTGCTTTAGGACCATTATCTGGTGTTGCTTCTAGATTGACAGCATTTGCTGCTTTAACAGGTACGGTAGCTGGCGGTGTAGCAACTATGATTACTGCTTTTATCGGTATAGCTGTTGTTATGACTAAAGCAGTTAAAGCTGCCGCTGCTTTTGAAGTACAATTTTTAAGAATTGGTGCTGTTATAAAAGCAACAGGAAGAGAAGCAATAATTAGTGCTCGTGGTATTAATAAAATAGCTGAAGAAATTGGAGATGAAACATTAACTAGTGCTACTAAAGCAAGGGAAGCTTTAGGTGCATTATTAACATTAGAAGATTTTCCAAAAGAACTTATTAAAGATGCTGGTCTTGCTGCCCAAGGATTATCTTTACTTGGTAGGGGTGATATTGTTTCAAATATGCGTAAGCTAAAAAGAATATTTGATGATCCGGCAAATAGTCTTAAATCATTGAGTGACAGTGGAATATTTTTTAATGCTGTGCAATCGGACATGATTAAAAGAGCACAAGCACAAGGTGATATATTAGGAGCTTTAAAATTAGTTTTTGAAGAATTAAAAGCACCAATAGTTGCTTCTACAACAGAGACAGATGGTCTTACTGGTTCTATGGATTCATTAGGACAATCTACGACTATTGTTTTAGAAAAATTTGCTTTATGGCTTAATATCTTACCTCAACTTTCTAGTGGTATTAGAGTTATTAATGAAGGTAATAAACAAATAGCAAAAATTATTTCTCAAAGAATTGAAACTTTGGATCCTAATTCACCAAAAAATCAGGCTGGTATAAGTGATTTTAAAGGATTTCAGGATATATCTGATGCTAGGGCTCTTATTGTTAGAAATAAAGCTGTTAAAGAAGGTTCTAAAGCTTTAGCAGAATTTAAAAAACAATTTTTACCTTTGATTGTAGATCAGGAAAAAGCTTCTGATGCTTTAACAAAATTTACTTTTAGGCTTAAAGGATTAAGTGTTTCTGAACTTGGGAATGTTTTAAAAGGTCTTAACCTTACTAAAGAAGCTTTAGAAAGACTTAAGTTTATTCTTGAAAAAGATTTAGTTTCAGGTGTTGGTAAATTTATTTCTAAATTAGAAGATTCAATAGTTACGGTTAATAATGATATTTCTATAACTAAAGCTTC